CTTCGCGATAGCCAGCATTTCCGCGCTCTTCGAGCGATACTGCACGACGTCCGCCTGCATCGAAGAGTCGCCCGTGCCCACATAAAACGAGGCCAGCTTCTCCGCCGCCAGGCTCGCGGCGAAATCGACGACGGCGTAGAAGTCCTTGTCGGGAACCGTTGACCCATCGCGCAGATGCCGCGCGGACCATGTCACACGGAGGGAATCACCCTCTGCGGGCGAATCGAAGTTGATGAGAATCCGGTCCGCCTGCCCCGGCGTTCTGTAAACGCGGAAGTCGGAATCGAGAACGAGCTGCGGAGGCTGCTGCTCGATCGGATATTCAATTTGTGAAATGATGGAGAAATTCGGCTCGAAGACGGGAAGATCGTCGCCTTCGCCTGGCGCCACGGGAAGCGCGACGTAGTTTGTTCCGTTGCCGTCGACGTCGCTCACAATCCACAACGGCGAATCCTGCGAGTAGCGCTCAAGGATCGCGCGAGCGACAAGCGATGGAAGAACCGTTCCGCCCGTGCCGCCCAGACGGTTCGAGTCGTCGGAGAGCACATTCAGAATCTCGCCTACAAAATCCGAGATGGCGTAAGGAAAGGGCATCGATCAGCTCTGTCTTAAATTGCGCAAGGGCCGCGCCTGGCTCGCGACCCACGCGCATTTATCCTGCCGCATCAGCCAAGTCTGCGGCGCGGTATATCCCTAGCTGTCGAGCTCGACGACGTCGAGGACGATGAAGCCAAACTTCGGCGCTGTCGTCGCGGGAACGGCCGTGATGTCGATCGTGACGACGTCGTTCGCGTTCAACCGCGCGCCGCCGGGATACTGGTTCGAACCGCCGGTGATGCCAACACCAATCGATTTGCCGCCGGCAGCGCCGGCGATCGACAGGCTGTTCGCCGCATTGATCGGAGAACCGTTGATATTGACGTTCGCGTTGGTCGAGCCCGCGCCCGTGCCTGTATCGCTCAGGCAGAGCTGCGCGCCTGCGATGCGCATTGCGCGCGGCGACTTGTACGTCGCCTGGCCATTGGCGACAGCCACAGGCCCCGGCAGCGGAAGAGTGATGGTGCTTCTGCGAAAACTGTCCTGCATAATTCGCTCCTGTTTCGTCGAACGCCGGGCCGAATCTCTTCAGCCCGGCGGCCGTGGCTGCATTCACCTGCAGCGAGGTGAGTGAGGCAATCGCGCTTACGCCTAATGGCTTAAGCTACGACGTTCTTGCCCACTCCGCGGAAGTCGATGATGGCGCCGTTGAACACCATCTTGACCTTGTATTGCAGCTCGTCCATCGTGAACTGCGTGCCGATCGTCGGCTGGTTGGCCAGGAAGATCTGCGGGTTCTCGATGCCGTCGAGGAAGCCGATCTCAAGGAAGGGCGCGTTCGCCTGGTTGGTGCCGTAATACCAGTCGTCCGTGTTCGTCTGGTTGATCTGGCGCGCCGTTGCAGCAAGCGCCGGAGGAACCATCAGCCAATCGAGAGAAAGCCCCAACGGCTCGCCGGAATCCTTCTCCGTCTGCGTCAACAGAGCAATCTCAGCCGCGATCAGCGCGTCCTGAGACAACGCCGCGGATCCCAGGTTCGAGTGCGCGGAGTTGAACCAGGCCACAGCGTCAGCCGTGTAGTTCGGGTTGCTGGCGAAGAACGCCGTGATGTAGTTCTTCAGCGTCCAACGGCCCGCGCGAGCAAGCCGCCCTGGGAACCGCGCGATCGCGCCGAGATCGTCGTTGCGAATCGTCTCCTCGGAGATCGACAGCAAGTTGCCGCGCTTCTGAAGCTGATACGTGACCAGCTCGTCGGTGGGCGGCGCGATCTCCGTGTAACCAGGCGTGCCTTCCGCCACGATCGGCAGCTCGCCGAAGTAGCCCTCACGAACGCGATCCTGCAGCTTGTAATCGCTGATGGATGCCTTTGTATAGAGATTCGACAAACCGTCAAGCGCGAGCTCTGCCCAGTCCTGCAGCAAACGCTTGGTCATCGAATTCAGAAGGATGTTCGGAAAGTCGCCCGTCAACACGGCTTCCGACGCCAGCATGTGACCCGTGAAGCCGCCGCCTGCGCGGAGCTTCGCAAGATCCCAGTCGCCGGTGATTTGCGCGTAAGCCTCGCGCAATCCACGGAAGGCGGGAACGCCTTTCGTCAGTGACTCCTTGACGCCAACCGCGGCTTCCATCGCGAGCTGGAGTTTGTCGGCCGAGTCCAGCGTCACGCCGATTGCCGGACGCACGCGGCCGGTGCCCTCGAACGCAGCGAACGCGGTGCGCACGTTCGTGATTTCGGCATCGATCTTCGCCTGGGGCAGATCGGCTTCCGTGGCGAGCGCCGTTTCCAGGTGCCCTCGCGCGAGATCCTGTGCCGGCTTTGCCAACTTCGACGCGGCCAGCGAGGTCTCAATGCGATTGCGGCTCTGGATGCGCTGCGCTTCAGCCAGCTGCACGGCGACGGACTCAGCCGTCACGGTTGCGGCGGCGGCAGGCGCCTCGGTCAGAGCGGTGGTCACTGTTTCAAGAAAGGCCGGATATTCGGCCTCGGCGGTATTGGCGAACTTCAAAGCCAGCTCGGCTGCGCGCGGGGCATTTCTCGTCCGAAGCGCTTCGAGCATTTGAAGAATACTCTTCTTCATCATTGCTCCTTCGGCAGCGATTGCCACGCCGCCTTTGTTGGGGCGATTGGGAACAATCGCAGTGGATGTTGGGTTCACGGCGCGCAATTGCGCCGCGGAGATGTCGCTTGCCGCAAAGCTCGCGGCCGTGAGGAATTCGCCGCCGGCGCCGGCCCTGGCGCAGAGGTCGACGGAATAGAGCTCGCCGAGAGCCTCGGCGACCAGGCATTGCTTCCCTTCAACCATGCCGGCCTTGTAGCCGACGCCGGCGAGCATCGAGACAGCAAAGAGATTCAGCGTCTTGTTGTCGCGCGCCTCGTCAAGCTTGCTGCGCAGATCAGCCTCCGCGGTGAAAAGATTCACCGTGGCGTAAGCGCCATTCGTGTCCGAGCTTCCGCCTTCGAGCCAGCCGGCGATGCGATCGGGATCCGTGGCGCCGGTGGGATCGGAGCCTTTCTGATCGGGATGGCGGCGGCCGAAGGGCTTGCCGGCAACAGCCTCGGCAACCTTGGCGACGAACTCGGGCGGATAGTAGTGGGGAACAGCACGGCCATTCACGGCGCCGGTGCCCCATCCCGGCTTCAGCACGCGAATCTTATATTTGCCGGACTGCGGCGCCGCGTCGCCTTCGGTTGCAATAAATTCACAGTTCTCGGCAACGGGAACATAGGCGGTCGTCACTTCCTGCGCGTCGCCAAACTTCACATCGTCGCCGTCCATCGTGTAGGGGATGCGATAGAGCTTCGACTCCGGGCCGCGCGCAATGACGTAATCGTTGAATGTCTCAAACAGATAGAAGCGCGGATAGCCGTCGGTGCCCATACCGAACTGATCGCTCAGCGCGCCGTTCAAAAGATTCTGCTGCTCGTCAAGCGAGAGCTCGGCGCCGTCTGCTTCGGCGGCGATCAGGAACCGTAGGAGTGATTTCATTTCAGCCTCATTCTCACCGCTCGCCGCCGCCCGATTAGAGGCAGCGGCGAAAGGTGTGGTAGATGAAACACTGACGGAGTTTTTCGCCAGTTTGCTACTTGCCGGTCTCGTCGGCCGACTTTCTTTTTCCCTTGCCGGCCGGTCCCTCTTCGGCCTTTTCGGCGTTAACCGGGAAGGAGTACTTCCGGCCGTCCGACGTGGTGCAGATCCGCGCCGTGACTTCTTCGCCCTCGGTGTTCTTGAAGGTGCGCGTCGCGCGGTGCAATACCTGCCATGGCTCAAGCGCGTCGATGTCGTCCGCAGACTGCGGCGCAGGCACCGCGAGCATGGCGTTCGCGCTCTTCAGCGCGTGGCCGCGTTGCGCACGTTCGCTATCCGGGTAATCCCGCTTGGCCTGGGCAAGCGCCTTCGCATGTGTGTCGGACCATTGCTTTTTGGCCGCTGCCGGCAGATGAGCTGGCGGCGCGGGCGTGGAGGCGGCGACGGTAGTGGCTTCGGCTGGTGACATGGCAATTCCCTCTATGCAGCACGAGTTGAGACCGAGAGGCCATAGCTCTGCAGCAATTGGCGTTCCTGGTCTGTGGGTTTCAGTTGGTCATCGCCGAGGTGAGGAATCACCAGGCAGTGACAGTTGATCGTGTTTTCCGGCGAGCCGTTGGGATCGCGCGGATATTGCAGCTCCTCGTCTTCCACCAAGAACGGCTCGCCAGGCGCGCGGAGTTGGCCGTTTGCTATCAGGTGACCGATGCGCGGAATGAGCGCCACCGGAATGTGCATCCAGCTCTTCATGAGTCCTGGATGAGTCGGAGCAAGATCATTGATACGCGCCACACTCGCGAGCGATTGGACGCGCATGATTTCGTTGGTGGCGATCCCCATGGCGCGCACGCCGACCTGGCTGAAGAGTCCGGAGAAGGTTCCGTCCTCAAGCGTCGAGCCGATCTGCGCGACGAGCTGGGGCAGATTCATCCGGCCAAGATACGCGCGTTGAATCGCCGCGTTGATCTTCGCGCTCATGTCGCGCGTAAGGCCACCGATGAGATCGGCCGAGTATCCCTGCACAACCTGAAGCGCCGCGCGATCGATAACCGGCTGAACCATCACGGCGCCGGTACCGGCGGCGACGGTCGCGTCGATCTGCTGGGCCGTCTGCTGGTAGGCGCGCTCTTCGAGCGCGTTCACCTGGCTCGATGCCTGGTCGCCGAACTGCTGCATGATGCGATCGATCTGCGCCTTGAGCGCCTTCAGCCGCGCGACGTTGTAACTCGATGGATCGCTTCGCGCGATGTCGGCGAGGATCTCGCGATTGGCCTCATCCAATAGCTTCAGGATGCGAAGACGCGCTTCCGGCGACAACGCCTCGGCCTGCTTCGTGAGCAGGTCGAGTTGCTGGGCGTAGGCTTGTGCGCGCGAGTCGGCCATCAATTCACCTGCGTCCGCTGCTCTTCTTCGTCAAGCAGATCGTCATCGGTGCCCGTGCTGGCGGCGTCGCCGGGTTTGTTCAGGCCCTTCAAAGCATTTGCGAGCGCCGACTGCGGGAAGAACTGATCCTGCTGCTTCGCCGCCCTGTCCGCCTTCTCGGCCTGCGCCGCTTCGTATTCTTCCTGCGAGTCGTCGATGTCCACGCCGATTTCAGCGAGAACCGTGTGGAAGGCACGCGCGGCGGTTTGTCCCGTAACCCATCCGCCCTGCTCGCCGGCCTGAAGCGCGATCGCAACTCCCTGGAGAACCTGCGCGCCCTTCGTCAGATCCTGCGTGGCGATCTCGGGAAATTCGATCGAGTAGCTTTGATCCGCCGTCCCCGGAAGAACGCCCGCTCCCTGCGCGGACTCAATCACAAAATCGAGAACGCGCGTAAGACAGCGCGCCAGGTGATTCTGGCGGTCCTGAATCTTGCGCTGCACCGGAGCGTTCATCTCGACGGCCGCGGCGCGATTGGCGTCGACACCGTCGCCGAAGAATGTGGGAGGGAGGCCGGCGCCGCCGAGGCCGTAGAGCTTTACCATCGAAGCGCCCGCCGCCATGTCCTGGCCTTTGAAGTCCGGCGTCTGCGCCTCGATCTTCACCTGTTCGTTGGTGACCATCACGCCGCCCTGGCGCGGCGGATCCTTGGTGAGCTTGTTTTTGTATTCGTCGACCTTCTTCCCATCGGCGCCGGTCAGCGTGTAGTGCCACACGAATGAATTCAGGAAGCGAACTTTGTCGCCGAAGTCAAAGATCATCTGGTCGAAGAGATCGATCCAGTCGGCCAACGCGAAGAGCTCAGAGAATCCGCGGCTCGCGGACTTCGCCTTGTTGAGCGTGAAATAGAAGCACTCGCCGGATAGACGGCCGTAATCGTCCTGCTGCGGATCCTCGACGCGGCGCACCAGCAGCATTGGCTTCTGCAATACCTCGCCAACCTCGCGGCGAAGGCGCACAGCAAAAGGCACATTGATCGACGCAGTTCCGTCCGCGGTTGCCATCTCGGCGAACTGGATGGTGTCGATATTCATCGGATCGATATATCCGACGCGAACCTTTCCGCTTACGGGATTCTTCGCGACAGGCAGGCACATCTCACCGAACGTCGTCAGCTCATCGCACCACATGGCAAGGTTCTCGTCCATGTTGTTGACGTCGTCTTTCCAGAAGTCGTCGATCACCTGCTGGACCTTTGGATCCTTGGCGGTGATGCGAACGCCTTTGCCCACCGTGTAGCTCGTGATGATCTCAACGATCCGCTTGCCAAAGGGCGTCGTGACGCGCAGGAAGTAACAGACCTGCAGCATGCGGTCATGCATCAGCGGATTCAGGTCGCGCAGCGTCGCAAGCGAAGTGATGCGGCGAAAGCCTGGATCCTCGCCGTCTCCGGTGGTCAGCGTGAACAGCTGTGGAGCAACCGCTTCGGCAGCGACCTTCGGCTCTGCATCGGCGCGCGCCTCTTCCCACCGCTTGGCCTCGGTGAGGTTCAGCATCGTCATGCTGTTGCGCTCCTGGATGCCGCGGCGCGAAAACAAAGATTTAATCCGCCCTGGAATCAAGCCCATCTCGATCTCCTCTCGCGGCGCACGAAGTCCGCGCCCCCGCGCACGCCAGGCGTCAATATCTCGTCGCGCCCAAAACCCTGTTCCCGGCCGCCGATCTGCACGCTGCTCGATGCCAACGCGGCCTGGAAGTTAAACCGCCGCGCAAGTTCCACCGCGCCCTCAAGGGCATCGGCGAGATCGTCCTTGGTTTTGCCTAAAAAGAGCAGCTGCGAGATCAGCGTCTTTTGCGTGCCATCGGAACAGAAGCGGATCGTTCCGTTTTCAACCAGCGGGCTCATCGTCGAGATGCGGAGGAATTTGTCGGTGATGTGGGGAACGCCCACGATATTCAGATAGCGGCCGCTCTCACGCGAGGCTTCCTCGATCGCTTGCTTCAACGCCGTCTGGTACGCCTGGTCCTCGATGCCGATCACCATCGGCTGCTCTTCATCGGCGCGCCGCAAGATGAACGCAACCTGCTTCGTGAAGGGCATGCGGTCCTGCTCGGCGCGCGTAACGTAGATGAATCCCTCGGCGTCGACGTCGATCGTGACGCTCGCGAAGTAATCAGCCGTCGACTTCTGCGAGATCGCCGGATCGTTGTAGCTGATTCGCACCGTCTTTTTCGCAGCCAGCTCTTCGCGCCGAAACTGGTGGCGCACGATCCACTCTTCCTTGAAGACCTGCGTCGACTCCGAAATAGGCAAGTTGCGGAACTCCTGGTTAAACATCACCGAACCGATGTCATCTTCCTTGTCGCGCAGGCTTTGGATGTCCCACTTCGCCGGCCACAACACGCTCTCCGCGCGCCACTCCTGGTCGACGGCCTCATAGCGCCGCTTCACGAACTTCTTGAATTTCTCCGGATCGAGAAGCTTGGCCAGCAATCCGTCGTAGTGGAGGATCGTGCCGATGACAAACACCTGGCATTTTTTGCCGAGGTTCAAAACGGTGCCCACAAACCAGCGCTCGAGCTTCTCGCGCGTCTCCGGGTTCTCGACGCCCTCTTCGTTCTCCATGTCATCGCAGATGACAAGGTCCGGACGATACAGGCGGAAGCGCAACCCGCGAAGACTCTGGCCCGCGCCGCGCGCGGCCAACGTGACGCCAGTCGTTGTGCGGCAGTCGTTCACATCCCATTTCTTGTCGCCCACCAGGCTGCCGAAGTCGTCGCGCAATTCCTGATTGGTTTCGAGCTCTTCCTTTACGGCCGCGAGCTGCAGCGCCGCCTGGGGCTGGGTGTCCGAAATCAACACAACGAAGCGCCGCAGCTTGTAGCACACGCAATAGAGAACGAAGATTACCGAGACGCATGTTGATTTAGCGTGCTCGCGGGGCGCGGCGATCGCGGCGCGCTGCTCGGTCAAGAGGATGGTGTACAGCTCATTGTGAAATTCAGCGGGCGTAATGACGGCGCCAGTCTGCTGGTCGACCATGAAGTGGCGCATGTACTTCGACGCGAATGTGGTAATGGCGGTGGCGAGCTGCCACGCCTGGTCGAGAACCTGAGCCGCATCGCGTTGCTTGGCGCGCAGCTCTCCCGGAACCACGCCGAACACGGCGCGGAGGCGAGCTGCAGCATCTTCACGCAGCTGCCGTTTGGACGTGCTTTGCAAAGGCCTCCGCGCCATGCGTGAACTCCTGAATCAACTCTTCCTTGATGGGGTCAATGACGGCGCGCACCGCTTCGCGGGTACGCAGCTTCTTTAACAAGTCCTGCGATGCAAGCAGGTAAATTTCACGAGGATCGCCGGCTTCCGCCGCGAGCTTCGCACGCTCGGCGTCAATCCGCGCGAGATCCGCGTCGACGCGCTTGGCCTGCAGGTCCACGCGCTGCATCCGGCTCATCGCGAGCGTCAGATCCTTCAGTCCCTTTGCAAACAGGCCCTTGTCGCCGCGGCCGGCGCTCTGGATGAGCGAGAACACCTGGTCTCTGAGCGCGTTGACAACGGCGGCATTGCCCTCGGCCAGGTTCCCCGCGGCAAACGCCTTGGCGAACTCGCGCGCCTGAGCGCTTTCGATGAGGACTTGTTTACGCGACTGCGCAACGCGAAGATCGAACCAGCGATGCAGGCTCGACTTCGGCAGCCTCATGTCAGGGAAGTGCTCCAACACTTTCAGGTCGAGCAATTCCCAGTTCACGAAGCCGCCGTCGTCCGCTGCCCATTGCTTGCTGTAAGGACGCGATGACTTCTCGGAGATCTCCATCCAGGTGCGGCCGCGATCGTAAAGAACGGCGATCGCGTCGCGCACATCCTCTGGAAGCAGGTCGATCTTGAGCGGCTGGCGAACCAGACGAGGCTCCCCGGTTTTTGGTCTGGGCTTTGTCATAGACGCCTAATCGATCAACACGTCTTCGTTGCTTTTGCGCCGGAACACCACGCCGAGTCCTTTGGGCGTGAGTTCGATCTCGGAGATCTCCGTCGCGCCGGTCCGTTCGTTCATGTCCTGTTTGAAACTCAGGTAACCAAGGACTTGCAAATCCTGCAGCATAGTGAGCACCTGGTCGCGCCCAATGTTGATGCCCAAGTCCTGCATCAATGCCCAAACTTCAAAGTCATCCATCCGAGACAGCTGTTCCTGGTGCCCTCGCCGGACAAACTTCAGCACCATTCCGCGCCGCCGCATTTCTTGGATCAACTCTTGCCCCGCGATCATCTCCGCTCCATCTCCGACTTCGATTTGCTTTCATCGAGCCGCCGGTGCAATCCCCTCACACTTGCGACCAGGTCAGCCATCACCGTGTCCTGAGCATCAAGCCGCTCAGAGATCACGCCCAGCTCACGGCCGGCGTAAATCGCGAGCCGCCTGACTTCCTCTCCCTGGCGGCCGCCCTGATCGGCGAGCCGGCTCAATGCCTCGGCCGTTTTTCCGCTCGCCTGAGCCGACTGCTGCACGCTCGATACAACCGCGCCGAAGGAGTTCTGAACCGTCTCGTTCATGCGCGACATGAAGCCGCCCACAAGTACCAGGGCGACGAGGGCGATAACCGGCCACGGGCCCCATTGGCCGAGGAGCTTAAAACCCTCTGCCGGCTCACGCTGCAGGAGGTCAAAAAGGCCGAACATGATGGCCGCGCCGCCGGCTGAACTCAGGGCTAGCTTGAAGTGCCGAAGCCACCCTCCCCGGAAGGAGGCCGCAACCTCGCCAGCCGGGGCCGTCCGGGAGTCCAATCCGAGGCCCGTAATCATGCCCAAATCCCCGGCCATCCCCAAAAACCCGCCTTCCCCATGCCAACTCCCTCAGAAACCACCCTAAAAACCGACAAAAGGCCGTGTAGTATGCCATACCGCAAAGCCGGTGGCCCTACCCCACCACCTGGAAACCCCGACGCCACAGCGGGCATCTAATGCGTTTTTCGCTACTTCGGCCCCGGCCCCCGAAGTGCCACCAGAGGACAGCCAGGCGAAGAGCCACCCAAAAGAGCACCCCGGCGCCGATCGCGACCGAGGCCCAGCCAGGCAATTTCATCCCGAAACCGAGTCGACCAGATCCTGCATCTTGCTCTGAAACAGGCCATCGGAAACCAGAAAGGGTTTCTTCAGGCACGTCACGGTCAATGTCTGCGCCGCTTCGTCGTA